TCCGAAGGTCGTGTGGATCCTACCATGTTCCCTGGTTTCCAGAGAACAGGTGGTCTCCCCCGATTCCTCGGAGGTTTCCTAGATCTCGTGTTTGACCGTCGATCTGGTGGCCTTCTCGACAACGCCAGTCTTGACGCAGTCTTGGTGATACGGGAGTTAACCCTCGTATTTTCCAAGATCCTCATCCCTTGTTCATCACAAAGGACTAAGGATGCGTTCAAGACGTTCGTCGAGACAGAGAAAGCCCTGGAAGAGAAGCAGTGCGAATGGACCCAGATTGATGATCTGGCGTTTTCTCGCGTTGCTCATCTCCTTTTTGGTTGGGTTTTCGCTCGTGGGAATAGCATTATCTCCCGTGGCGAAATAGCACCCAAGCATGGCCCTGGTGCCACTGCGGATAAGCTTGTAGGAAACTACAAGTTTCTCCAGAAGCAGTGGACCTGGCGGTTGGAGAAGGTATTTCCTTCATCGGATTACCTTCTCCCCTCCTACCGGTACTATTCGGAATTGGAGGATGTGGCTTTTCTCAGCCCGGAGCAAGAGTTACCTGTAAAGGTAACCGATGTTCCTAAGACTAGCAAGACACCGCGCTTAATCGCTATCGAGCCCACCTGCATGCAATACACACAGCAGGCAGTCTCGATGACGATGGCGGAACTCTGCGAGCACGATGACATCGTGCAGCGGTTCATCACTCTTCGTGTTCAGGAACATAACCAGTTCCTTGCACGGATAGGTTCCCTCGATGGGAGCCTCGCAACACTCGACTTGAGTGAGGCGAGCGATCGTGTCTCGAATCATCTCGTGGAAGTTATGCTCCATGGCTTTACAGACCTCTCAGAGGCTGTACAAGCCTGTAGGAGTACACGGGCTGACGTACCTGGGTATGGGGTAATCCCCCTCACCAAGTACGCGTCGATGGGTTCGGCTCTTACCTTCCCAATAGAATGCATAGTGTTTTTGACACTAGCATTCCTAGGGATAGAGAAGGGTCTAGGCCGATCACTGACCTTACGGGATGTCGTGAGACATACAGGTAAGGTGAGAGTGTATGGGGATGACATAATTGTCCCCACCACAGATGCAATCAATGTCATTGACGTCTTGACCCATTATGGGTTCAAGGTCAATGAACGCAAGTCTCACTGGAAAGGAAACTTCAGGGAGTCTTGCGGCAAGGAGTACTTTCGAGGCACAGACGTTAGCGTCGTAAAGTGCCGAAGAGAGTTCCCCAAGCCATTGACTGAGCGCAAGGGTTGGAGGAGAGGACGAGACGGCGAAAACATTCATCGTATCGTTTCTCTTGTTGAGTTCCGGAATCTCCTTTATAAAAGGGGATTTAGGAAGACAACTGAGCATCTTGACGTACAGATTAGGCGGGTTCTTCCCGTCTGGCCTGATGGTCATGATGACTCCTCCGGTCTGATCAGACTGGTCGATGGTCCCATTACTGTCTTCGACAGCTGGGACCGAGATCTGCACGAAGGTCATGTCAAAGCCTTCGTGCCGGACTACAAGTACCGTAAAACAGTACTTGATGGTACCGGAGCTCTGCTCAAACACTTCTTGAAG